TAGTAGATGTATGAACAAATATGTTTATCAGATCCAGGGTGTATTAGAAGATTCCGATGGAAAACTTAAAGGTTTTCGTGTCATGGTCTGCACCCTAGACAACTTTGACTCTGCCGACGCGCCAATTGAAATATTGGACAAAGAGACGGTTAGGTACATTGAGTTTCGTTTAAAGGCCTGCGAGTACCTGGATATTAACCGGCTGCCCGTAGAAATCCAAAACAAAATTAGGGCGCCGTTAGGGCGTTGGTTGGACCAGTGGGTCCTAGATAATTTTTATGGCGATACTAGCAAATCAAAAGGTCTTAACTTTAGACTACTGGAAACCAGCAAACAAAATCCAGCCGGGTGACTACCTGTTTGACCAGAATGGTAAACCGGTAAAGGTAAAGTTGGTACAGGAATACTTCTCAGATAGTTGTTACGAAGTCATGTTAAATGACTATCTGACAATCTCTGGTGACAAGCGCCTAGAATTTTTAGTGGAAAACTTTAAATACAGGGACAGGGTTATAGAGTACAAGGGTTACCATCCGTTTAGGCGGCCACTAAAGCCGATGAATGTGGAGACGTTGCTAGATGGTAACTTAAAAGACAGGACAAATTGTAAGATCTATTCAATCCCTACCACAAAACCCATTGAGCTACCCCACCAAACCCTACCCGTGCCACCGTTTGTCTTTGGTTTTTGGTTTGTAAACCGCAAACCTAGCAAATTTTTTACGACAACCCCGTCGACACAGGAAGAAGTAGAGCAACAGCTTAAAGATTTTGGGTACAAAATCAAGATCCGCAAGACAATACACAACGGCTGGCGGCAGTTTACCATATCTCCGACCATAGAGTCACAGTTGGCCCCCGGTATCCCAACCAAAATACCGGCAAACTACCTGCTGGCGGACAAAGAACAACGAATTGAGCTGCTGCGCGGCATAATATTTGCAAAACCGCGCCAATACCTACCCAGTAAAGACCGGTTTAGGTTCTCTACCACACATTACGGCACGGCGCTGTCCATTCAGGGCCTTGTTGAATCGCTGGGTGGCAAGACTAGCCTTACATTTACAGAAAAAAATAGTACCTACACGTTAATTTTTAGAACCCGGTTAAAACTGGTACCTAATCAGGTATCTAAACCGATAAAAATACACCAGGCGCGCAGGTATATCGAAAAAATTACAAAGATCCAGCCACAAACCTGTGTTCACATTGAAACAGAAGGGCCGGATAACAGCTATCTCGTAGGAGAGGGTTTTATTTCATGTCGTTAACACCAAAACAGGAACTTGAATTAAAGAAGTTCGCACAAGCACGCACGCACTGGCCCAAAGACCAGCTTGCGGCCGCCGTTTGGCAGGTCAAGTGGCACCTGCAGGCGTTACCACACCAACGGGAGCCAGATGATGGTGAGTACGACACGTTTCTTATGCTTGCCGGTCGTGGATCGGGTAAGACGCACACTGCTAGCCACTGGATTGGCATTCGGGCTTGGACTTATGACAACACCCGTTGGCTCGTCACCGCTCCAACATCAAACGATATACGTGCAACTTGTTTTGAGGGAGACTCCGGACTTATTAACATTATTCCCCCTGCACTCATTCGAGACTACAACAAATCTTTGTTTGAAATCACCCTTACAAATGGATCTCTTATACAGGGCATCCCCGCCTCTGAGCCCGAGCGTTACCGAGGTAAGCAATACCATGGGGCCTGGTTTGACGAGCTGTGTGCATTTGACTACATTGACGACGCCTACGACGGCGTACAGTTTACCCTCCGTCTTAAGGACCCACGCATCCCTCGGGTCCAGCAGATTATTACCACTACACCAAAACCAAAAGAATTAATTGTAGACTTAAACGAAGGCAAAGTAGGCGGGGACGTATATGTGTCCAACGCCTCGTCTTATGACAACAGAGCCAACCTCTCAGAAACATTCTTCAAACAGCTTGAGACTTACGATGGCACTGACATTGGCCGCCAAGAGATCTATGGCGAAATCCTTGACCCGGAGCAGTCCGGCATTATCAAGCGCAAACAGTTTAAGCTCTGGCCAGCCAACAAGCCGACTCCAACACTGGAGTATGTCATTGCTTCGTATGATCCGGCGACTTCTGAGAAGACAATGAACGACCCAACCGCCTGCACCATTTGGGGCGTGTTTGAACAGCAAGACGCCGGCACGGCAATTATACTACTAGACGCTTGGGATGAGCATCTGTCATACCCCGAGCTACGCAGGAAAGTAATCAACGACTTTAAAGAGGTTGTCTACGGAGCAGATAACGATTTTGGCAAAGGCCGAAAGGCGGACCTGATACTGATGGAAGATAAGTCCGCCGGTATCTCGCTGATCCAAGAACTCCAAGGCGCCGGGGTACCGGTACGCGGATACAACCCCGGACGTGCCGATAAGGTGCAACGATTAAACATTGTCTCTCCACTGGTAGCTAAAGGAAAAGTTTGGATACCAGAGGAACCCCAACGAAAAGGAGAATATGCAGACTGGGCAAAACGTTTTCTTCGTCAGGTGTGTTCATTTCCAGAGGCTGGCGGACACGATGACTACGTCGACTCCCTCTCGCAAGCGTTGCGCGTTTTACGTGATTCTGGATGGATCCAACTCGACCCGCTACCAGCTCGAGACTATAGTTACGTGGACGACGACCTCAGCAAGCGATTTGTGAACCCGTACGCCCAGTAGGGCGGATCTCCTAGTATTTGTGCATTAGTATAAATAGGAATAACTACCCGCTCAAAATGAACTTTCTAAAGACCCCCCAACAAAAACTAATGGAAGAGGCCGGCATGACTCCCGCCTCTCCTGGTATGTTAAAGACCCCACAGCAGGCAATGTTGGAAGAGTCTGGCATACAGCCCAAGTTTTTTGCAGGCGGCGGCAGCACAGATCAAATAAGCCCGGAAATGTTGCGAGCTTTAATGCAAGCCTACGACTACGCACCAAATAAACTACAACAAGATGAGCCAACGTTTCAAGCACAACCCCGGACAGCGACAACCTTTATGCGCGACAAAATAGCAAGTCTGATTGGTGATAAACCAGCCGACAGATTATTTGGGACTGGCTCTGAAGGTCAACAAATAGAATATTTACCACTTCAAATTTTAAATCCGTTTTCGGCGGCGGGGACTATTATTGACGCAGGACCAGAAATGTACCGTCAGTACGGGCAAGGAGAGACTGGTGGCGCGGCCTTAACTGGCGGAATTGCCGGGCTAAGCGCCCTCCCTTTTGCAAAGCCAATCAAAAAAGCAGTAAGCGCAATTTCAAAAAAGATTAAAAAATAATGGCAAACCCAACACTACCAATTCAGTCTGGCGCTAATTTGCCTGGCCTTGAAACCGAGCAAAACATACAAGAGGCCATGGCACAAGACGCCGAGATGGACTACTATGAAGAAACACTTGGGCTAGAACCCGGCGACGTTGAAGAAGAAGTCATTGAGTTAGAAGACGGTTCCGTTGTTGTCAACTATAAAGAAAAACAAAGCCCAAGAAAAAATCCACAGTTCTACGAGAACTTGGCTGAGGTGTTTGATGAGAGTACATTACAATCTCTGGCAACGGAGTATTTAGATTTAATTGACGCTGACAAAGAGTCGCGTTCACAACGAGACAAACAGTATGAAGAAGGATTGCGTAGAACTGGGCTTGGAAAAGATGCACCTGGAGGGGCGACGTTTGACGGTGCTTCCAAAGTGGTTCACCCGGTTATGGCAGAGGCCTGCGTTGACTTCGCTGCGTCAACGGCTAAAGAATTACTTCCACCCGATGGCTTAGTTAAGTCTAACATCAAGGGCGAAGCAGATCGAGTAAAAGAAGAGACGGCAGATCGTAAGGTTAACTTCCTTAACTGGCAGCTAACCGAGCAGGTGCCTGAGTACCGCGATGAAATGGAGCAACTGCTTACTCAGTTGCCGTTAGGTGGATCACAGTTCCTTAAGTGGCGCTGGGACGAAGAACAAAAACGTCCGATCTGTGAGTGGGTCGCGATTGATAACATATTGTTGCCATACTCGTCAACCAACTTCTACACATCGCAACGCGTCACTGAAGTACAAGACATTACTGAAGACACGTTCTTACAGCGTATTGACGCAGGTATCTACGTTGACATTGACAGCGTGTACTCTTCAGATGCACCGTTAAATGATCAGACAAGATCTGAAAAAGCAAACGATAAAATTGAGGGCAAAGACATACCCTCTAAAAACATTGACGGATTGCGTCGTGTTTACGAGATTACGTGCTTCATGCGTTTGGATGAAGACGATCAAACTGAAGGACAACGCGCTCCTTACATTTTAATGATTGATGAGACAACAAGCACAGTCTTGGGTCTGTATCGTAACTGGGAAGCAAATGATGAAAAGTTTGAAAAACTGGACTGGTATGTCGAGTTTAAATTTATCCCTTGGCGTGGCGCTTATGCTATTGGCCTTCCCCATCTTATTGGTGGTCTTAGCGCTGCTCTCACTGGTGCTCTACGTGCTCTCCTTGACGCGGCGCATATTAATAATTCCCAAACGCTACTTAAACTCAAAGGTGGACGAATTGGTGGGCAAAGCGATCGCATCGAGCCTACGCAAGTAGTTGAGATTGAGGGAGCACCTGGTGTTGACGACGTTCGCAAGATTGCGATGCCAATGCCGTTTAATCAACCATCCAGCGTATTGTTTAATTTACTTGGCTGGTTAACTGACGCAGCCAAAGGCGTAGTAACCACCGCAGAAGAAAAGATTGGCGAGGCAAACAACAACATGCCGGTTGGTACGGCCCAAGCTCTTATTGAGCAAGGCGCTAAAGTATTTTCCAGCATTCACGCACGTTTACACCGCAGCCAAGCTAAGTCACTGGCGATTATTTCTCGCATTAACCACTGGTATTTGGAGCAGATGGACAACCAGTCCGGCGAGGCAATTGAGGTTCGTGACTTCTCGTACAACAACGACGTACGCCCGGTATCTGACCCTAACATTTTCTCTGAGACACAGCGACTAGCTCAGAACCAGGCCATCCTTCAAATGGCGGCCTCAGCACCACCTGGAATGTTTGACGTTCGTGCGGCTTACCGCAGAGTGCTACTCCAGCTTAAAATCCCTAACATTGACGAGATATTACCAAACCCATTGGGGGCAAAAGAATCCAATCCCGCGCTAGAAAACGTCGCCATGACCATGGGACGACCAGCGGCGGCGTATCCAGACCAGGACCACATCAGTCACATTAAGATTCACCTTGAGTACGCGGCAAACCCAGCCTATGGCGCTAACCCAGTGATTGGACCAACGTTTGCGCCTAACGCACTTGAGCACATCAAGCAACACTTAACGCTGCACTACTTGCAATCCATGCGCGCGTACGTGGCCCAGGCATCTGGCGGCAAAGATGCGTTAGAGTTACACCAAGAGAAGCCACTAGACTTAGAATCTCAACAGGCGTTGGCTTTGGCCTCGCAAATGGTTGGGCAAGATTCAAAAATGACAATGCAACCATTTGTAGAACAAATACAACAACTAGCTCAAAAAGTACAACAAGCTAAAGAGGCACAGCTTCAACAGGCAGCCTCTGCCGATCCAACGGCTCAGGTTATTCTTAAGACCCAGATGGCTGAAACTCAGCGTAAACAGCAAGAGTCACAGCTTAAGATGCAGATGGAACAGGCCAAGTCGCAACAAGACTACGAGCTTAAACTTGCCGAGTTACAGCGCAAAGTCATGGAATTACAGAGCAAGTACGAAGTACAAACCGAACTGGATAACCAGAAAAACTCTACCAACGTGGCAATTAACAGCATGAATAACTCCTCGCGCGAGCGCGTGGCGGCAATGCAGGCACAGTTGCAAATAACAAACCAAGAAATGGCGCTCGCCCAAGAGCAAGCAAGACTTGGCATACAAGCAGTAAACGAAGCAGAAAAAGATATCCGTCAGCATGGTATCGAGATTGAAAAACAGCAATTTATATCAGACGCCGAGATAGCCAAACAGGCCGTCCAGGCAGCACTACAATCAAAACCCACCACAGGAGCATAACATGGCCGAAAATTTAAAAGGCTTTCGTCAAACGTACCAGGAAACCGGCCAAATATGTAGCGGCGGCGGCCCTGGCGAGAAAACCATCGACAAAGGCGCATCTGGCAGCCACCGGGGTAATAACTGGAAAAAAGGCGCAGCCCAAAACAAAATGGCTAAAGACTGCAAAGTCGGGCCAGATAAAAACCTTAAAGACATCAAAGGCGGCAATTTTTATTAATTTTAGGGCGGATTCCTTCATATACTTGCATTAGTAAAATTATGAAGGACTTTTTATCTGAAATTATCGGTCGTGTAAAGGCTGAGCAAAAATCACTAGCGGAATCCGTTACCGCGGGAACTAACGTAAATTCGTTTGAGGACTACCAGAGATTGGTTGGCCGACACGAGGGTTTTAAGATTACGTTGGATATTATTAACGAGATTTTAACGGAAGACGACGAAGACGAATCGTAAGATTCAAGAAAGGACTGCCGCATGGCATTTGATATATCACAAAAAGAAGACCCAGATCTTCGCTCAGAGCAAGAGTGTTTTCCTGAGATAGACCCTGGTGTTGAAGTGGCTGGAGACCGTGTATTAGTGCAGTTAAGACGGGAAAAAGCTAAAAGTAAGGGTGGAATCATTTTAGTTGATGAGACCCGACAGACGTTACGTTTCAATGAGACCGTTGCAAAAGTAGTCCAAGTTGGACCTTTGGCATATAAGTCGCCAGATACGCTTGAGCCTTGGATTGAAGGCCCCTGGTGTAAAGTTGGCGATCTAGTTCGTACGATTAAGTACGGAGGTGATCGGTTCGTTGTTAACCCGGATGATGAAGGCTCCCCCGTGGTGTTTATTACCATCCAGGCACGTGAAATCATTTCTCGCATCAAGTCGTTTGAACATGCGCAGAAAATGAAAGCGTTTGTAGACTAATTTTGAAAGAAAATTATGGCAGATAATGAAAAAGACGTTCCTATCAAGGAACAAAGTGATGGCTCCGTTTTAGCCAAACTGGATGAGCATGTTGATTACTTTCCAGACGAAGAAAAACAAAAAGATGATGCTGTCGAAGACAGTGATCAGGATGACGATGAGCCCGTAGAAGCTGCTGATGGTGGCGAGGTGGATTCTGATCCTGAAGAAACAAACGAAGACCGCGAAAAAATTCGCGAGGCACGTAGAGAAGAGCGCAGGTTAAAGAAAGAATTAAATAAACAGCGCGACGCAACGGCCCGTAATAAAATTAGTGCGCTTGAGCGACGTAACGCTGAACTGGCAGAACGTTTAGTTAAAGTAGAAAATGCTTCGGCGTCGTACCAGTTTGTGCAGATTGATAAGGCAATTGAAGACGAGGCAACTCGTGTAGAATACGCCAAAATGAAAATGCTGCAAGCGGCGCAAGAAAATGATGCGCCTGGACAAATGGAGTACTTAGAGCAATTGACCGACGCCAAACAGCGTCTGCAACAAGCTCAGTACTACAAAAAACAACAGCTCGAGCAAGCAAGAGCCCCAAAGCAAAATGTACCAAACGAGATTAGCACTGAAGTGCAAAGAAACGCAACTCAGTGGCTTAAGAAAAACTCCTGGTATGACCCGCAAGCTCGGGATACAGATAGTAGAATCGCCAAGGTAATTGATCAAGAACTCGCCCAAGACGGATGGGATCCAAGTGATTCTGAGTATTGGGAGGAGTTGGATAATCGTTTATCGTCACGTCTGCCACACCGTTACACAAGTAAAGGTGGACAGCAAACTCGTAGAGCGGGCCCAACGGCCTCTAGCCGAGTGGCAAACACAACCAGCGCAAGACCTGGAACAATCACGTTAAGTCCTCAGCGTGTCCAGGCTATTAAAGACGCTGGTGCGTGGGACGATGTTGAAAAACGAAACAAAATGATCCGCGCATACGCATCGTATGATCGCGCTAACAAAGGATAATTATCATGGCAAACACAAGAATAAAACGCGACTTAGAAGATCGTTTATTAGATCGAGTCGAGGAAACAAAAGAACGGATGGCAGCAGAAGATCCGGACTTAAAATCAAAGCGCGAACGTGCAGAGGCGTTCAGAGACAAATGGCAAAATAGCGCGTTGCCAGATATTCCAGGAGGAACAATCCCTGGATTCCATTTGTGCTGGTTATCCACTACAAATAATTATGACAGTATCGACAAACGTATGGCGTTGGGTTATGAGCCAGTGAAAGCCGGAGAATTAGGAAAAGGCTTTGAAGCACTAGGTAAAATGAGCTCGGGCAAGTTTGAAGGCTGTGTTAGTTGTAACGAGATGGTTCTCTTTAAGTTACCAGAAGAAATCTATCAAGAAGTGATGCGCATGCTGCACCTCGAGGATCCCCTTGAGCACCAGCGAAATATTACCGCAAACGTTCGTAGCACTGCTAAGGACGGCAAAGGTGGCAGATCAATTCTTGAAGGTGGCATTTTGGAAATGGAAAAAGAGGCCGCAAAAGCAAATAGTAATATTCGCTTCCAATAACATTCTTCAAAATATAACAAAGGAAAAATAATAAATGTCCACAACATTTAAACCCTTTGGTCTGAAGCCTGTATATCACCCAAGTGGTCTTGATCGTGCAGTTCCATTCGTTGGAACCAACACTTTTGTCACTGGGTCTACATACACGGCTCCCTACTCTTTGAACTCTGGTGAGTCATTTTTCCAGTATCAACCAGTTGGGATCACAGGTTCAGGTCAATTAGCAGTTGCAGCTACCCTTGCAGCAACAAGCCCGGTATACGGCGTATTTAACGGCGTAGAGTTTACTGACTCACAAGGTCGTCGCTCTGTAGCTAAATTTGCCTCTAAAGCCACATTAGACGCTTCAACTGAAATCTTATTCTGGATCTTTGCTGATCCGTCTTTAGTATATGAAGTTCAGTCTGCAGGCTCTGTAACCACAGCAGCTATCGGATCGCAGTACAACTTCTCAGCAACCGTCGGAAACACCCCAACAGGTGGCACTTCCATCGGTAATGGGGGCGCAGGCTTCTCCACAACCGCTATTGCTGCAACCGCAGTAACTGCCGGTCAACAAGGACAAGTTCGCGTAGTAGGTTTAGGCCGTGAAGTAGCATATCCAACAGGCGAGTTAAACGCTTGGGGCGATGCGAAAACGATTGTTCAAGTCCAGATCGCCAACAACACGTTTGTTGCACCTAAGGTCTCGGTTTCCTAATTAACGAAAGAAAGGTAATAAGCAATGGCAACTCCAATGCGTAGTACAGACTTTCGTGCGGTAGTCGAGCCGATTATCAACGAAGTCTTTGATGGTGTATATGAGCAGCGTGCTGACGAATGGAAAGGTTTTGTAGAACAAATCCAAGGCATCCCACGCAATTATCACGAAGAAGTAATGTTGTTCGGTATGAATGCCGCACCTGCGATGCCTGACGGAACTCCTGTCAGCTATGACCAAGGTGGTACTTTGTACATCACACGTTTCATCTATCAAATCTATGGCTTGGCATATGCCTTGACCAAAGTGTTGATGGAAGACGGTGATCACATCCGTATCGGCAGCACTTTCGCCAAGCATTTGGCTCAGTCTATGATTGAGACCAAAGAGACATTGTGCGCTAACTTATTAAACTTTGCATTCACAGCCGGCTATGTTGGCGGTGACGGTGTAACTTTAATAAACACAGCTCACCCTGTTGCTAACGGCTTAACTTACAGCAATCAGCTATCGACTGCCGCTAACTTGTCGCAGACTTCTGTTGAGCAGATCCTCATCCAGATCCGTTCTGCAATCGACAACAACGGTAAGCGTATTCGTCTGAAAGCTGAGCAGTTAGTTGTTCCTCCAGCACTCGAGTTCCAGGCAGAGGTAATCCTCAAGTCTGTTCTCCGTTCTGGTACAGCTGACAACGATCTCAACCCAATCAAGTCTACTGGTATGCTTCCAAAGGGTACACATGTTGTAACCCGTTTGAGCTCCAGCAAAGCATGGTGGGTACAGACCGATGCTGAGAATGGTCTCATGCTCGTAATGCGTCGTCCAATGGAGAAATCCATGGAAGGCGACTTCGAGACTGATTCTATGCGCTACAAAGCCACCGAGCGTTATGCGACCGGCTGGCATGATGCCCGCAACCTCTACGGTACCGCTGGCGTTTAACTAGCACCTCCGTAGTCCTAAAAGCCACCCCACAAGGGTGGCTTTTTTACTATTTGGGGCGCAATTGATCTAATATTTGCATTAGTAGTTATAGGAAGATTAATCCCATTCTGACCACCGAACTTCCCGGATGGACGACTTAGAGACAGCTAGGGATACCCACTAAGATAAGGAAACACAATGTCAAGCACATTTACAATACCCCTGCGTTTAAATACGCGTCAAACTACCAGCAACGACGGCACAATTTCTGCCGACACCACTGGCGCCACAATGATTTCACAACAGGTAGCTATTGTTGCTGCAGCAGCCGCAACCGAAGTAATTCCCGCAGGTTCTATTATTCATTCAATTGACGGCTACTTAAACGTAGTTGGCGCAGCCTCGCGCGCGGTCAGCTTAACCGTTAACGGTGTAACAACCTCCGTCGGTACACTGACAACTACCGCCCTAGGTAAAGTTGCTGTAGCCTTTACTGCATCTGCTGCCGTGGCTAACTTGTTGGCTAACGTTGGTGCATATGACTGCACAGTAACTTTAGCCGCTGAGGCTGCTTCTGCTGGCACATTGTCTATTCAGTACACAGGTCGCAATGCTAACGGCACAATTACTGCCTATGGTTCTGGCTATACCAACTCTTAATTAGGGACATAACATGCGTCCAGTTTACTTTACAATCTCTGGAGCAAGCGCGGCGTCGCCCGTTTGCCCAGTAAACAACTACATAGCGCCAACAAACTTGGCGTTGGGTGCAACTGTGACCGGAACCATCACCTACACCGTCCAATACACTTTTGATGATGTTTTTGCTAATAACTATGTTGCCGCATCGGGCAACTGGACTAATCATCCAACGTTAACCGCTCAAACTGCAACTAAAGACGCCAATATTGCCTACCCCGTTACCGGGGTTCGCATTATTAGCACGGCAGGCACTGGCTCCGTTACCCTCGCAATTATTGAAGCTGGTGGAGGAATAGGCTAATGATTACTACTAACAT